TTAATTATAGCCAACAACATTTAAATTTATTTTTTTATTCCTTAGCATATCAAATAAATTTGTTTTGATTAAACTATCAGATCCTAAATAAACTCTTGTTGGTAAATTGATATTCTTAATTCTAAATCTAAATTCGTTATAACTATCATCAACGTTACCAGCTAAAATAACAGCACCTTCTCCATATGTAGATAAAAAACCATTATTAATTGCTGATAAAGAATAAAGTGCAGGATATGCATACCTATACTCACCAGTAACTGTTGCAGATCTAGAATCAATTACAATATCATTTCCATTTTTATCTCTAGCAATTAATTCTACCGTATAAGCATTACTATTTTGGTAATTCCTACAGCCATAACAATCAAAAAGATGATTTCTAAAAGGAAACGAAGCAGTAACATGTTTGTATCTAAAAGCCCCTCCCATTGAGTTTATATTTATTGATGGACTAGTAATTGATTTAATTGGAGCCCCGTAAAAACTTAACGATGCATAATACCCATGATCACTATATCCTGAAGAAGAGTCAAGCTCATATAATCTCGATCTGCTGATATTATCAAAATCAAATTCAACAGAAATTTGATCCGCATCGCAAGTGAAAGATCCCTTTGTTGGATCACCACAAGTTGAATTTGCATGGGCATTTAATCCGCAAGAAGCAACTAAAAATCCTAAAATACCTAAAACTATTTTTTTCATATAAAATTATTTAATCCTTATTATATATACTGTTGTTACGTTTTGCGGTTCGATATTTAAATCAGATTTACCGCTTATATTTGATGTTTCTGCCTTATCAAGCACACCATTAATTGCATCGCCTAAAACACCACTTGTATAAAAATTTCTGTAATCATGGCTTGAATTTACTAATTGCAATCCACTGCCTTTAGCAGATGTATTTGCCGCTGGATTAAAAGAGAGAACATAATCAGGCTCATTTTCTCCCTTTCTTGCGTTCTCATAAAATAATTGTATTAATCTTCCTGTATCAGCGTTATCTATTTTTAATCTTGTTACTTCATGTGTATGGGCATAATTATGTGTGTGGTTAAAATTAACATTATTATTTTTATTACCACCTAAGACATTATCTTTGTTAGAACCTTTTAAAAAATTATTATTATTTAAATTAGGTATTGTTTTTCCATTAAATGGAGACTCTTGATCATTAATTATTTGGCCATTGCAAAGAACAAAACCAAATTCGTCTGCTTTTTCCAAGGCAATACATTTGTAGCCCCCAAGGCTTGGAAATGTCGCAACGGCAACGCCAATAGGAACGCCCACGGTAGAAACTTTTTGTAATTGTTCATCAAGATATCTAAGCCATTGGCCTACTAAATTATTCTTATAATTTTCCCATTCCCTTGGGGGAATTTCGTCAACATCCCATCCGTCGTCAATTTTTGATTGTGGATATTCTGCTTTTGTATATGTATTATTTAATCCATTTTTGTTGTTTTTTATACACCAATCGGCATATTTTTCAGGTTTATTTATCATTCTTCATCCCTAATTATAGAAGCATAACCAGCTCCTTTGTTTGAATTATTGCCAAATATTGTTTTTAATCCTGTATATAATTTTTTGTTATATCCAAATGGATTTTCAGATTTTGAATATCTTAAACCAAAGGTAACACCAAGTGAAACTGTATTTTTTAACATTAAATATTCATTTTTATTACAATTATTACATGCTATTATTTCACAACGTGCGGGATAAGATTCGCCATATAAATATTTTTTTCCATTTAGTATCAATTCTGCCGCTAATATTACATCATTGCATAGCCCCCGAGAACAATCTATTGCTATTTTATTTTTAATTTCCTGCCTATATATTTCATCATTATCTATATTTCTAGGAATATTTTTATTTATTCCAATAACATCTAATTGTTTACCTATCGCATTGTTTAACCCCCGTTTTGTTGTCATATTTTCTAATGTTTCTTCAATATCATTTAACTGAATCCCTATTGCATCATTTACAATATTAATTATTTCTTTATCTTGAAATTGAAATAACAGTTTATTATTTAATTCTTTTTTATGTTCAATTTTATTGTACATTTTTAATAACCATTATTTCATTTAATGAAAATGTAGCGTATTCGGTTCTTGATATTTTTATTTCTTTTTTGTAAATACCGTCTGATTTTTTAGCTAATGATAAATTTATATTTATAATTCCAATACAACTTGCAAATATAGAACCATAAAATTTCTGATCAATTATATTATTATTAATCCCTAAACTATTACCATATTTTGAAACAGATTCTCGCACAATAATATCTCCATTTTCTGGAAAATTATTTGTTACGATTAATTCAATTTTTACTAAAATAGGAACGTCGCTAGGACGGGAAAAATAAATATCAAAATATTGATCTGTTTTTGGGATATAATACGGAACCCTAACACTACCTACACATGGAATACCCGACGGCTTGTTATTAAATATAACCGCCGCAATCTCCTGATCATCGCCACCCTCAACAATCGCTTGATACGAATGTGGCGGGAGACCCTCGCTCGATACCTTATCGCTATCGTTATTAATAACATCAGCGCTAGAAACCCCGCGCACATCAGCAAGTTTTGCTTTAAGAGCCTGCCAAACGTTTTGACCGATAATCGCACTTGCTCCTGACCTTCGCGCTCTGTATTCGATATCTGATTCGCGAAGCCTACCGAGAGATCGCGCTTGCTCATTATTTGTAGCACGCGAGAGACCGAGGGCAGGAGAAACAACAATGTTTAACGTTTCAGGAGGGCATATAATCGCGCCGTCATTTTTAGCGCTAAACATTGTTTTATTTGTCACTTTATCTAGTGTCTGATTCTCACTAATGTAAGGTAAAAATACACTAAAATCATTTGATGATATTGTGTAGAAATTATCGCTTTGTATTATTTTATAGTTATCAATATTAAATAAGCTTACTAAATTTCTGCAAACATCAACAGGTTTATCATTTGCTTTTGATGTGTAAGATATTTTTTTTCCATTAATATTTATAAAATATTCTTTACTTGGTAGTATGCCGTCATTTATTTTTGCTGAAAATTCTATACAATTATTTACATTTAAAATAATTTCATTTTCATTAAAAAATAGTTCATTATTTGCAACGCATTTTAATAAAAATTCTTTAGGTATTTTTGTGCCTATTTTTCCTGTAAGCGCAGCTTCAACTTTTGTTTTTGCAGCTTCCAATCTGATAATATTACTATTTAAGCCGCAATCATCAAGGTTTTTTTCTTCCGCACTATCAGGATTTGAAGCGTCGTATGCGCTTTGCACACCCTCCCAAACTTCGCTTAATTGAAAAGAAACAGATTCTAAATAGTTACCGATCAGAGTATCTTCTAATACAATTTTTACTTTAGCTTTACTCTCAATATATTTAACCATCTCAGACAATATTTGAGGTTGTCTTTTAATATTTAAGCCTTCTCTTGTCATGTATGATGTCATTAAATATTGTCCTTAATTGTAAACACTTCAGAGTTTTTAGTTTTAATTTCTGCGTTATAGAAATATGTTTTATTATTAGTATAAGAATTAAACTTAATTATTTTTTCAACATTTTTAACGCTTAATATTTCTTTCTTAAAAAGAATATCAATGTTTTGTTTTGTTGTTTTTTTTCCTAAAATCTTTTGATAGTAGGGAACTCCTCGAGTTTCATCTAAAAAATACTCGCCTTTAAATGTTCTGAGTCTTATTTTTATAGCTTGCGCAATGTTTGATGTAGATAATATTTTACCACTTTTAATATCTATTTCGCCATCATTATCTAGTAAAATATCAACCATAATTAATTCTATCCCTTTGGTAAATCTGTTACAGACCCTCCAGACAATACACCCGCGTGAGTGTGTTTACTTAAAGAGACCAAACCTTTTGCCGCTGTTACTTCAACATCTGCTTTTACGTTTAACGCTTCAATATTTGAGGATGACTTTAATGCTGTGCAAGAAATTTTCTTACATTCAATATCACCACTGAAAGAAACTTTATCCGCTTTGATGATTGCATTATTACAAGTGATATTTAAATTACTATCGCTTTTAATCTCGATTGATTTTGCGGAAACAATGCAAACATCATCATCGCTATTTATATTTAGTTTAGATTGTGCATGAATGTCTAGAGTATTATTGTCGTTAATTACAATTTGGCAATTTGCATTTTTTAACACAATGGCGTTTTGTGCAAATTGTATTTTTTTACTTGTTGGTCTTAAACAGGGAATAGCTAAAGCGTCACTTAAATTAAATTTACGTGTGTCGTCAGGGTCAATTGGCGCACCGTCTGAATTAATCCACGCGTCGATTGAACGCTCGCAAATCAGAACTAAAACCGTGTCATTTTCTTTTATCGGTAGTCCTATAATTGAATTAGAAACAGACAAAAAACAAATCGGAACGTTATGTAAAATCGGCAAATCTAAAACTTGCCCGTCCTTGAATCTTTTTTTAATTGTCGGCTGCAAATCGGCACATTGATTTTCATGGTTATATCTCACAACCTGAGCAGGAAAAACAGTGTGAAACTCAGTTAAAAAATTTTCTAGATGCGCTTGTATTACTTCTGATATCATCGAACCTCCACAGCAAAGCCTTTACTTATCCAGTCGCCGCCTAAATATGTTCCCTTATGTTCAATGCTAATTATTTTGTAATTACTATTAACACTATCATCATTATTAATTTTAATCATCGAAAGAGGTTGCAGCGCACCATTAAGAAATGCTTCAAAATTTACACCGTCTACAGGCTTTTTTTCTTTTTCTGTAGCCTGTGGATCATTTTTTGTTTTTTCTGCGATGATTAAACCAGAGCTATAATCTAATAAAAAACCCTGTTGTTGCGTTATTTTATCTCTAGCTGCAATATAAATAATATTATTTTGTATTGAAAAATTCATATTTAGAGGTTGTAATATTTTTGATATTTCTGCTTTAGTAAATCCACAGATTGAATAACCATTTCTATATATTTTATTTGAAAGCAACTCTGAATTGTAAATTGTTCCTAATGCTAAATCATTTTCTTTTTCCATTAAATCACTACATAGCGCATTTATTATTGTCAGCGCGTTTGTTCCTGCTGGAAATGATTTTGATGTTTTTGCTTCTCGTAATGCAATATAACCTTCGGCCGCTTCAATATTTGTTTCATAATCAGTTGCATTTTTTTTGCTTGAAGCTTTTGTAATTTTCCCTTGAAATATAACGGTTTTATTTTGATAACCTGCACTAAATATAATGGCCATATTATTTTTAGCTGTTAAGGCATCTCTGTATTCCTTATCTAAACCTATTATCTTTAGAGTTAGTTTATTAATTGATTTATCGTTTTCTTGTCCTTTTTTTACAGAAAAATCTATTTCATGATCATCTAAAACAAATCCAATGGAGTTAGGTTGCCCTATAGTTAATTCATATGACCTTATATATTGTTCCATAGTTCACCTTGTTTTATTTTATCAATTGCTTCTGTAGAAAAATAATATATTTTAAATTCATTCCCTAAATTTTCAAAATTTGGATATTCATAAATATTTTTGTTATTAAATCCTACAATTTCACCAGCAAATAAATTTTCTATTTTGTATCTTTTAAACATCCCTACAAAAGGCAATATTTTAATATTTCTAATTAAATAATTGTCTTTCATATCCAGAACAGACAAGCGCCATCTTTCGTCTCGTGAATTAAAAGAAAATTCAAATTGATATGCTTGATTATCAATGATATTTGTTTGCACAAAGTAATGAGATTTATTTGTAATTACTATTTCATATATCATTATTTAAACCCCAAAAATGAAGATACGTTTGAAGATACGTTTTTTAAACCATCAAAAACTTTCACACCATATGTATCATTAGGATCTATTTTTTTTGTTTCATTTTTTCCGTTATTCTTTTTTTCAACAACTTTAGGCTTAACTTTTTCTTTTGGTACTGATGTAGTTTTTGTTTTGACTTTAATAATTTTTTGTATTTCAAGAGTAAATTTTAAACTATCCCCGTTATCGGCATTAAATTTTGGTGTGTAATTTAACAAAACAAGGTTGTCTATTTCATCAAATCCCCTAATAAATAAAGAGAATGTTTTTTGCGATTCATAAAGATTTTCAAAATATTTATGTGCATCTAAAACTCTATTCTCTTCTACATTTTCTTTTATTTTAATACTTGAATTTGATGTTGTTTTTCCAAACAATAAACTTATTTTATTAATAATTCCGTTATCTGCTTTTACTTCAACATCTTCATCGCTTGTTTCAATTGTTGGTATATTTGATATTGTTCCATCAATTGAAAACTTAGGATTTTCTAACACTCTTGAGTCAGAAACAGAAATGCCACTACCGATAGGTTTTGATGTTACTTTAGAAGAATAATTTCTAGAATCTTCATTTGTGCAATCAATATCAATAGAATTACCATCACCATCTAAAATAACTATTGCGCCCATTATTCCCTGCTTGTAGCGTCTGCCATTGCTAATGAGTAGTGAGATGTAAACGTATCATCAACATAATCACGAATTTTATTTGCTAGAAATTTTTCGTCTGTTTGATGATGATTATTTGATACAATATCAAAACTCAATTTAGGTGAAAATGTATTAGTTACGTTATTAATTGGTTTTTGTGTTGGATAAATAAGCGGCTGTTGGCTCCTATATTCTGTAAAATGTTCCACTTTTGGGATAATAGTACCCATAATGTTATTAACATCATCTAAAGATATTTTAGGTTTAAATCTTCTAAATTTATCACTTACACCACTAAATATCTTGCTAAATACTCCTGAAATTTTTGATGACATCGCTAGGATAGGCTCAACAACATATTGAAAATATTTATCCTTAATATAAATAAATATACCCAATAAAAAATCTTTAACTCTATTAAACGCACTATAAATTTCTAAAGATATTTTTGTACCAAATTCACCAAATTTTTTAACCCATGATTTTGTTTTTTCGCTTATCCATTTTGAAAACTTTGTACCGAATGCTTCAAATTTTTTAATCCAGCCTATTGTATGATCATAAATCCAGTTTGAAATTTTTACGCCAATTTCTTCAATCCAAGTTCCAAATTCAGAAAATAATTCTCTTAATTTTGCAACAACTTTTCCAGTAACAGAGTTTTTTCCATGAAAATATCCGTAAATATCCTCAGCAAGTAAACCAATAACAGCAATTACCGCGAGCACACCCGCAACAATCAACCACAGAGGTAGGGTCATTAAAATTTCTGCAATTGTCGCTGTTCCTGCGGCGATTGCTAACGCGCCATCTGCTATTATTAAAGCATTTGTTACAACAATATTTGCAAGTAGTGCTATTTTATTTGCGTTGAGCGCTAACGTTAAAGCCCCTATAGCACCCACGACCGACCACATTACCACTGGTACTTTATCAAAAGCTTCTGCAATACCATGAATAAAATCCGATGTAATTCTTATTAGAGGATTTAGTTTACTCAACGCACTAGAGAACATATCAAGCGCTTGTACTGCTAATTTTGTAAAGCCCGCCTCTCCAATAGTTTTTTGGATCATATAAATTTGGTTTTTAAAATTTTGAAGTGCAGCGGTAGGACTTTTATAATAAGCTTCTACCCCGTCCTTATATAGTGAATATCCTGAGTCACTTATAAGTTCTGCTCGTTGTTCTGCGGTCATTGCTTTTAATTTTGCATCTGCTACTTTTTTGCCACCTAATCTTTTTTCAATTTCCTGCAAAATAATTGTGTCATCACCGAGCTCTCTTTGTTTTAATTCGGCCATTGAAGCAGTGCCAGCAATAAAATCTGTTACGCCTTTCTGCACTCGCTGCAAAGTTTCTTTGTTTTTTATATTTGCGCCAGCATAAGCAATTTGTAGTTTTGTATATATATCATAGGACTTATCAACGCTAATATCAGAGAATGACATTTGCTGTTGAAATTTTCCATACTCTTCCGTTAATGCTGCAATCGACATTTTCGACTTTAAAGCAAATTGAGTGACTTTCTCCAGTTGTTTTGTAGAAATATCTTCTGATTTTGTCGCATTTATCAACTGATTTTTAGCATTTTCATATTCAGCATTTACTTTAAATGTGCTTTTAATTCCTTCAAAACCTAAATAACCAGCTAATACAAATTTTAATTTTTGCAAAACTCCAGAAAGTTTTTCAACAGATTGAGCATATTTGTCAACATTTTCTCGACCTTTGCTCATACTATTTTCAAAAGCTGAAAGCGTTGACTTGTCAAATTGAATTGTAAATCTTGCGAAAAAATCCGCTAGTAAATTAGCCGCCATTTTTGTTATACTTTCTTTGCATTTCTAAGCTTTGCCTGTATTCAATTTCATGTTGCTGTTCCATGTATTCGATTTCATCAAAAATATCATCAAGAGTAAAATTCTTAAATAATTGTGATTTTGAGATTTTAAATTGATGACATATTCTCATAATTTTAAAATCTAACTTAGTTTGATTTTTAATGCGTCGAGAAACTTCGAGGAGCCAATGATCCGCTGGAACATTGCCCCTAAATCTTTTTTTAACAATTGTTCCATACAATTCATTTTAATCACATGAATAAATAATTCGATAATCGTTAAAGCATCTGTTTTATTTATAACATCTCTAGTAAATGCAATATTATTTTTTGTAATATTTTTTAGCTTAGAAACTACATAATCAAAATTTAATTTTTTAATCAATTCACTAATAATTTCTTCAATATTTAATTTTTCAATATCTGGCCTGTAAACTATCTTTTCTTTGCCATCATCATCTTTAATAGTTTCTTTTTTAAAATTCTTTACACTTATTGCTAACATTGATAGACATTGCATATATAAATCGTATGAATCGCATGTTTCTAATTTTTCAATTACAAAATCATCGCCATCAATATTTACTTTAATTTTTTCTTCAGTCATCTGTACCACCTATAAATATTTTTAAATTTTTAACTAAAAAAGTCCATTCAATTGGCTTTTCTTCCACGTTACGATCTAATTCTGGCCAGCCTTTTAATCGTCCTAATCCTGTACAAAGCGTTAAACCGTTTGTATCTTTAACTATAATTGGAATTTCTTTTGTGCCGTTTGGTGCTAACTCATCCGCTAATAATAAAGCCGATAGTTTATCATTTGTTTTAAATGTTGAAATAATTGTTACCGAAATTGTTCCCGTTCTATCTGGATTTTTTACAAAAATGGAATCGCCGTGCGCTCCTGATTTTAATGTATATAAATCCTTTGTTCTTTTTACTTTAATAAAAGAACCATCAGCAAAACCAGTTACTTCTACACCGCCAATATTTACAATTGTTGATTCTGGATTATAAAGCGTCATGTTTCCTCTTATAATTGGTAATTAATTTGAGCTTTAACTTTGTGAATTGCACCCGTTAAAATCAAATCTATTTTAATGTCATCAAGTATTCGTTTAGCTTTAATATTTTTTGATATTTTAGCAGGCTTTGGCATTTCAACTTTATATTCACTTACGATTTCATTTGCATTTTCTAAAACTTCATGAATACAATTTTGAATAGTTACAATTCCGCTTTCCGTGAATAAAACTTTTTTACTATTTTTTAAAACAAAAAATATATTCTCTTGGACTCTTGCCTTAATAAAATCTAACCCAATTTTTATATCAATTGGCGTTCCGTCGCAAAGTGTCCCGTATCTAGTTACGTTAACGCCTGCTATCATTTGATAGGTGTTGCCATTTTTTGCAAATATATTTTCTGATTGAGTTCTGCTTAAACTGTCTGATTTAATCCCTGATAGCGTTTTATATGCAATTGTTGCTGTTCCTGCTTTATATGCTAAACATTGTCCAAGCTTTGCACATTCAGCAAATTTACTTGCTTCCTCCGAGTACATCCAAGCAGTATTTTTAAAGCCTGATTTTTTTAAAACGCTTCCTAAATCTTTTCCTGTTTCTTTAAACGGATTATCACGAGAAGCGGGATCAGATGTAGCGACAGCATAAATTTTTGCAGTTGTATCAATATATTTTGCAATAGAAATAATTTCGTCATCTTTTTTTGTGTATGTGGCCAAACCATACCAATCATCATTTACATTACTAATTTTGCTTAATGCTGTTGGCCAGTCATCAATTTTACCGTCTTCTTTTTTAGTAATTGGTGCAATAATTAACTGTGATGGTCTAGGCTCTTGTGCAAAAAAAGCACTAGCTGCAATGTATGCGCTATCGGTCGCAAGAAAACCGTCGTCTAATATTGCTTTTGATTCCGAATAAATTCTAAGAACATCATTAAATGAACTAGGAACGTTATCAGTAACAAATAGCCCAGTTCCAAACCCTTTTTGTGATATACTTTGAGCGGAATTAACCGCCGTCACTTCTATAATTTCTTCAATTTGTGCCATAATTTAATTTAACCTTTTCTATATTTTCATGCGTTTCTATTTCTTCGTTTTTAAAATAAAAATAAGATTCAAAAGTCATTCGCGGTAAATAACTTTCACTAAATAAATATGATGTGTTTTTAATTTGGTTATTTTTTTTCCAAGATATGTCAATATCTGCAAGCTTATTTTGTATTTCTTCTAGTGGCCACATGTTAGAAATTTTTATTGCATTTTTTGCAGCATCTGAGCCAATACAGTCAAAACAAATTTCTAGCTCTAACAATTGGATATATTTTAATTGATTATCAATTATTTCTGTTTTTTTCCGACCAATAGGACTAATTCCTATAATATATACAGTAATATAATTTTGTTTTTTTGTTTCACAATCTTGTTCTGCAATATAAACAGGTAAATTTAAATATTCAGAAACTAATTTACATATTTTTCTTATTTCATTTGTAACTATCATACGAAAAAGCTATTGCCTCGTAGCGTGCAGAATTTCCTAGATAGTATTGGTCAATATATTTAATTTTATATACAATATTATTATATATAAATTCGTCATTTAATTTTATTTCTTTGTCTGCAAAGACAAGAACTGATGACTTTATTTTAGATAAATCTTTGTCGTTTATTAAGCGCATGCCGTTATATGGCTGTATTCCTAAATATAATTCAATATTTTCTTTAACTATTTCTTCAAAAACACCGTCAATTAAGTCACCTTCTTTTCTAGTAATATTTATTTTTAGTCTCGGAATTGCCCGCGGTTTTTGCTTCATTTTTCCACTCTCCAAGAAACATTTCTTCTTAAATGGCCTTTATCAATCAATGGTTTTGATGATTTTTTCTTCTTTTTAGTATACTCGCTATTTTCTTTAAAACTTCCATTTGTTATTTCTAATTGCATTTCCTGCATCGCCTTAACACCAACTTTTCTAAATGCAGATTTAAAAGAAGCTTTAAAATTAATAGTATCCCTAACTGCATCTTCAATATCTTTTTTAAAATCTTTATTTTTATTTAGAGTTTGACGCATAAATGGGCGCGGTGGAATATTTTTACCATCTCCGTACTCATTTATTTTTGCAATAGTTGCTAATGTTAATTCAGAATCTTTTTCTTTTTTACCATCAAAAAATCCGACTTTTAATTTTGCGCCCGCCAAGTCTTCAAGGACACGTTTTAGTTTTTGATAGTTTTCAGTATTCGCTTGTATTTTAGTTGTCATTACCGCGCCATGCTCTAGGATTGTCACCATTCCTATCACTGAATTGAGTTTTATTTATTTCTTTATTATTTATATTTTTCTCATACTCATTTGCAGAAATTCCACCAATAAATATTGTACAACCCGAGATATATTTATTTTCTAATTCTTTAGCTAATGTTTTATAATTGGATTGAATTTGAGACGCTTTTATACTCAATTTACCCTCTGTTTCATCAACATAACGGGAGTATTTTGCTATTAAAATGTAACAAGCTTCGATTGCCGCGGACTCAACATCTCCAAATGCGTCAATCAGAAATAAAATTTCGTTATCTAAAAGCAACGGATCGTTTGCGTCCGTGTCTTGAATTAAAAAACGAAGTTTGTCTAATTTTGAAGCGTTCGGATTTCCAGAGTAACTAAAATTCATTGGCACTTTCCTAAAACATTTAAATTAGTGTTTTAAATTGATTTACAGCGTTCATTTTTTTTAATGACCTGAGCATCATTTTTTTTATTTTCTACATTAAAAACTAGACCGTATTTATTAGCGGAAGCCTGCACTTGCTCATGGGAGCCAATTAATTTTCTGACGTACAACTGGTTTGCTGCAAAATCAGTCAAACAATCTATTGGCTCGCCAAATTCCAAAACGCGCCCATGATAGTAAAGCCCCGCGCGTGCTTGGACGTAAAATTTTTCAATTTCATAAAATGGCGGTTGTCTTAACATATTGTTACCTTATTATGATACGATGTTATCAATAAATACGCCTAATTCTTTCCCAACTAAACGCTGATCTCGTGCGTCCGATGTTCTGACGATGTGCGATTTACAATTGATATCCCACCACATTTCGGTACAAAAAGAACCATTCCCAATGCGATCAAATTCTCGATTACCGTTTAGTTGTTTTTGTAAACCTGTCCACGCAAATGTATATCCGCTTGCTGGAGTCTTTAAACCTGGGCTTTCAGGAACGTAACAAAGCAATGCTGATTTTCCTGATATATATTCGTTTGGTGTTGTTGTATCACCTTCTTTACCTTGGTTATAAATCGCATCCATAATATAAATATTATCTAATTCAAAAATAGCCGCGATTGTTTGCCGTGTGACAATTGCAGGGTCATCACCGCCTTTGTACAATATCCTTGATAAAAGCTCGGTATTTTTCTTTAATTTTCTCCATGCAGGTTTTGATAATACTAATGTATTTGGCTCAAATCCTGTTTTTAAATAGACAAGCTCTTTCCAATCATCAATATTATCTATTGGCGCTGCGGTGCGTTGATCCCATTGGATAATATTATCTTCTTTATTTTCCTTACCGCCTTTAAAATTTGTTTCCCAGCAACCAGTTCTCATAAATGTTCTCGCGAAATTAATTTCACGATTTATCAAAGATTTTCTTGTTAGTAATTCGGTAGTATCTATCTGAATGTTTAACGGTTCGTCAGCATTAACTTGATGAGCAATTGGAATTTTTGTTTGTAATTCCCATGACTCACAAATATAAGCATCTTTGCTTTTAACAGTTAATTCGATTGACGGAGCATTCCCACCTGGTGCAACTTTTTTTACATCATCCCTTAAATACTGCTTTGAATCATAAATAAAATAAGAAGCTGATTCTTTTTCAACTGGGATTTCAGGAAATATTTTATTTGCTACAAATTTATCTGCATCTTGTATATATGCAACAGATATATTTGTCATCGGTCTATTTATATGAATTTTATTATCGCTCATGCTGTTCCTTTATTATAAAACTTATGAAGTATAACTTCAATTATTTGCCCTTTTGTTCCTTTTTCCAAAGCCTTTGCTAAGATTAATTGGTTTTCTTTTGTTTTTACTGCGCATCCTTCCGCATCCGATGAAATAAAATCACCGTCTGCAATTACGTCTCCACAAATTATTTTTGCAAAACCGATTGTCCTTAAAAGTACAGTCTGGTCTTTGTAAAATTCATTTAATGAAACACCATCCGAATACTCGTTAAGTTTTGAAGTAAAAACCTTGCCGTCTCTTATTGTGCAAAATTTATATTGTTTTATCTCATTATCCCCTACTGGAAATGATGTTAAATCAATCCCTGCTCCTAATGTAGCCATTTAATTATCTCCTAGCATTTTGTTTTATTGCTTTAGCGACTGCTTTTTCTTTTGTTAAATTTGAATCTTTATCCATATAGCTTTTTGCTATTATTTCAGTTTTTGATTGAGGAGTATTTGTTGTTTTGTCCTCTGGATTATCTTCCCCAAATGGAACAAAATTTGCGGATTTTTTAATTGTGTCTACTGCGCTATTTAACGTTTGTTCAATAATTTTAAATTGCTCTGGATTATTTTTTGAAACAGCCATTAAAGCGTCAATTAAATTATCTTCGGCTGGTGTATATTTTTTTAAGTCAGAAACTTTTGTTTGAAATTCTTTCCTGATTGTTTCTGTTTTTTCTTTTTCATACTTAGCTAACATATCCTCATTTTGTTTTATAATAAAAGCTAATTCTGGAGAAGCTGATTTAATTATGTCTTCTTTTGTCTGCTCTTTTTTCTCTCCAAACTCTTTTTTTATTTCTTCTAATAAAGTTAAATTTGTTGCAACTTCTTTTTTAATATCTTCAATTTTTATTGTCATTTTTTTATTTTCTCCATCTAAACTTTTATTAAATTCAATTATTTGTACATTATTGGCAGGCTGATCAACGATAGATATTTCAAAAACATCAACGTCAGAAAGTCTTCTTTTTGGATTATTTATATATGGATTTTCTTTTGATTTTTGAATATTTTCTTGCTGTAATAACTCTGTTAAAGCGGTACCTTTTACGGAAAAACCTTTAAATTTTTCTTGTTCTATTTCCTCCTTTATTTTGTCATTTAAAGGCTCGAACTCGCCAAACCATGAACCTTCTTTAATTACTTGATCACCAATATTTATATCACTTTTAGAGATATAACATTCAACTAATGCAATATCATCACTAATAACATGCTGTTTACCTGTTTGTAGCTGCTTCTTTTTCATGTAATTGTAGCAAGCTTTTTTTACTTCTTCTTTGCTTAATATATCGCCGTGTAAATCTGGTAAATCAGGCTGTAAAATTAAACCTGTTATTGTTTTATAATCTTTATTAAATTTGTATGATTTAGATATAATTTCAAACTTATTCATTCTCTACCTCAAAATTTTATTACGACGAAACAACGACAACGCGCATGTAAGATTGGACGCTCAACTTTTGCACCAAAACCCGTTGTAAATAATTCTTCCATTTGGATTATTTGACCATTCATAGGCGCGCAGTTTGCACATTGTCTTTCATCGCTCGCTGTAACCCATTCTTTTTTTGTATTTGTTGGAATATCCCCATCAGAAAACATTTGTTTTTGCATTAAATCCCTGCCTGCACTTACCGCATTTGCTGACTCTGTTAATGCGATAGTTTCAGCTCTGAGCTTCAACATTTGCTTTGCTTTTTCTTCAACTATTTTTTTAATAACTTCTTTATTTGTATTTTTACTTAATAAATTGTCTTCAATTGATTTTAACGTTTTAGATTGTGGAGCATTTAAATTTATATTTAGTTTTATTTTATCAGCAATTGTTTTAACTGATAACTGTCTGTCAATGCCTTCATAAACAATATCTTTTATAATTTTATCTTGTTGTTCTGTGAGTCCTGTAATTAATTTATTTGTTACAGTTTTTACTTGACTTAAGTTAACTTCCCTATCTAAATCTAGCAAAATATGTTTTGTTTTTTCCATTTCATTTGCGGCTGTATTTATAGTACTTAAAATTACAGGAGAAAATTGTTTTAAATTTTGCTGAAATTTTTCAAAATTAATAGCTCTTTTAACTCGTGATAAATTTCTTTCTTCTATTGCCTTAATTAAATCGTCAATTTCAATTTCTTCATTAACGCTGTTTACAATATCTAAAAACACGTTTTTAAATTCACGCGATAGTTTTTTTATCAGAAATTCTACTTCAAACATTGCTTATATCCTCACCAATTTGCGGAATATTACCACGTTCGCGTATTTCTTTTTCGAGTGTATGATCAGGAGTTAAAGCCCCACATTGCACGAGTTCCATTATCGATTTTGCAAATATTTCAAAATCGATTGTATCAATATTTCCATGTTTTATTTTGACCATATTTTCCAACGGCCAGTTGTTCATAATATATATTTGTCTGATCAGACTATCGTTAATAACATCTTGTACAACATCTAAATAATAATTTAATGATTGAGCAAATAGTTTGATTTTAACTTCGGCTAGGTTATAAGTACCACCTGCTTTTTTAGCTCCCATATACATAAAATCAGCTAATAATTGAATTGCAATATTTGCTTCGTATCGTTCTATAATTGTATTTGTATCAATTTGTTTTTGTCCTGCCGCTTTAACCAGATCAAATTGAAATTGGCGATGATTTGTTCCTTCATATATATTAGAAGGTAACAAAATACCCGCTTGCGTGTTGTTTCTTATATTTACTATTTGGCTTGCTAAATTATCGTATTGTCTTTTATTTTCATCTGTTTTTTTACTCATAATGCTAGCGGGAGCGTAAACAACAGGAATACCAGCAAGATCTCGCTCAATCGAAATGGCTTCAATTCGTCTTATTTTTTTTACGGTTTCGTAACTCTCGTAACAGCCCCGAAGAATAGAAATGCCTTCAGGTAAATCACATTCTGTTGTTGTTCTAAAATGTAATAATCTTTCGATGGGAATAAAAACCTCACGCCCACTTGATGGGATCCGCTGGAAAGCGCCAATTGGTGTCCCCGTAGGATCAAACGCCCATTTGATTATTGTTTTTTGTGACCTTAAAGGAATTTTACGCGGCGCCCAAAGGCCATCTCGATAATTATGTTTAGAATAAAACCTACGATCAGTATGTAGCCCTAGTCTTTGCTTCCAAACAATTTCTAACAAACTGTAACCATGCGGTAAAAATGTAAGCGCATCATTCATTGTCTGAGTAAAAGTTTTTTCCATATCATTGAGCATTTGTTCAACGATTATTCCTCTTTTTTCTAAATCATTATCAACGCAATCAGTCGAATATTTCCAAGAAACATTGTAAAATAATTGATTCATGAGAGTCAAAACGCCGTTAATTGTTGCGTCGTTTTTTCTCATTTCATCAAATATTTCAGCGCCATTTCTGCTACGTAACTCAGGTACAAATTCCTCAAATGTATATCCAGAATTACGTAACGAACCAGTGTCTCCAATCTCAATCATTTCATTACTTGTATTACTTAATTTCTTTACGCCCATAGTCTAAATTCACTCTTATAAAGCATATGATCAGCGTTAAAATCAACATCATTGATATCCTGATCTTCAAAACTTTTTTCTATTAAATACGAAACACCTTGCGTAAATGCGTCCACAATATCATCATTAGGAGCACGAGGAAAACCTAGTAATTGATTGTTAAACTCACTCCAAAAACTAGCATTTTCTTCTATTGGAAAAAATATTTTATTAGATTCTAAAACTGGAGTTATTGCATTCGCTCGTGTTATTTTATCTTCACAGGGATGTACTAATTTATACGCCATAACAATATCTTTGATACAATCAGCCACAGCCTCGCCATTTGCTCTTGCTTCAATAACAACTGTATTCACTTTATATTTATTATAATTATCTAAAACTGCTTGGACTGTTTCTTTAAAGCCTAACCTTTTATTTATTACATCAATTAAATAAATTACTTTTTCTTTGATTCCTAAAACTACGCCAGCAACAAAATCTGAATCTGATTTTTTTGAAAATGGAAAATCCCATGATGATATTATTAAATCAAATTTTTGCGGCAATTCTGCTGGATAATATTTGTTTTTAAAATGTTCTAATTTAAATAAATTACCCTGTTTTACTCTCGGCTCTTGCTCGTATAACGCTGCCCAAATGTGAGGTAATTTTCTTGATTTTGTTTTAAGCATTCTTTCGAGCGAATATCGTTGCGGGTGTAGAACTTCTCCCGCTTTTCTGAAAGGTTCGTCTTTATCCGCAATAGCTTTAAATTTGATAACTTTCCAATCGTCAGGAAATTTTGCAATTAATCTACCCGCAAGATCATCTTCTGCCCAGCGGGTTAACACAATAATAATTCCACTTTCAGGAGACAAACGAGTATCTGCTACTGCATCGAACCATTCGTATTGATCGTCCTTTAATTTTTTTGAATTTGCGTCTTTGGGTGAGCGGATAGGGTCATCAATTATTAATAAGTCAGCACCAAAACCCGTTGTTGTCCCATCCATTCCTACGGCTTTGTAATTTGCTTTATTTGTTAGTCCCCAATGTTCAATTGATTTATTATTATTTGCAATGCCTATATTATATGTATCTTGTATATATTTCTCAAGCACAACATCACGAGCAGCACGCGAAAATTTATTCGCAAGCTCTTGATTGGCGGAAGCCGCGATCACTTCAAATAGAGGGTTGTTTAATGCACAAAACAAACCAAAACGAACTGTTATGGATTCACTTTTAAGATGACGTGGTGGCATATTCACGATTAAACGCGGGGATTTTCCAGCTAACAAATCATAATAAAATAAAGTCAATTCTTTAAATAAATAATTTAAATAAGGAGCATCTTTATATTTTGGGACAGTATTTTTCACCATTGCCGCAAAATCTTTTCGCTTATGCATTAATTGCAGGCTATCTATTTCTTTTTGAATATCGCTAAAATTATACAAAAACATACCTCCAGCTTTATTTTCAGCATGTTTTCGCAGTAAATAGCAATAGATAATATTTAAAATAATTAATAACTATATTAAAAATACAAATTGCATTTATTATTTTTTTTACAATTGGGAGTTATCCACAGGTTATCCACATCTTTTATTCATGGCTAAGTTAAAGTAACCATGATTTGATTAAAATTACAGCAAAGTAACATTTGACTTTAGGGGAGAGAAATTTTAAAATTTGAAAACTACTAAGCAAGATCACGGGGAGGCAATAGTGCCTCCTTTTTTTATTTGGGCGTGATTATTTCCAGCTTTCGGTCTGTATCAAAAATCAAAAAATAATCACCTTAAATTTTTATTAGCATTAAACTACTCTTAAAACAACTTCATAAATTCATTATTTAAATATACTTTTCATATCAAATTCGTAATCATTAAGTTTAAATTTTTTCTTACTTTCATGTATTATTTTAATGCAATTTTCAAACTTGAATTCAACCCGCTCATTTGCTTTTATTTTAAAAACTAACTTTGCAGAATAATCAATAAGGATATAATAAAATTGACTTCTTATTTCACTTAATTTTTCTAGTATTTTTAGATAAAATTCTCGTTCTTTATTGCTCATTGCAACAACAAAATAAGCGTGTGGTAGTGTAAATATTTCAAAATCTCTTTTTTCATCAAAATTAACAGCTATATCAAAAGTAATTTTATTAAATTCATCTTGATAAATTTCTGAAAATTTTTCGACTTGGTTCTTGCCGTCTTCACTTAAAACATTATATAAATAATTAACTATTTTATTTTTAGCATCTGAATATATCGGCATTTCTATAATTTTATTATCAACTAAACTATATAATTTTTTACTTTCTTCGTTAATATTTTTCAACATTTTAATTTTACTAGTGTTATTAAGGTAAGGAAACTTTTTATCTAAAAACGATATTTGTTCTTTAAGCATTCTTCTCTCCTAAGAATTATTATTAAAATCTGCATTAAGGAAGCATTCTTTTTTCCATTTCTCGATTAATTATCTTTTTAATTTCTTCAAAGATATCTAAATTTGTAGATTTAATTTGAACATTACCATTTGCATGTAGCACGAGTACCTCTAATTTATCTTTGTTAAATTGAAAAGAAATAGTTTTATCTAAATTTATATATGTGAAACATTCATCATTAGCTGGCAATTTAATAAAATCAGTCATTTTAATACCCCTATTTAAAAATAATTCTTTGTTACCTTAACTCATGTATATTAAATTGTAAATAGTTGTATGGGATTATTTGATAAGTATTTTTATATTACTCAAAAATTTGTCGTAATATATTATACACGAATACAGTTCGCACACTATTACAGCAATCTAACTAATTACTTATTTTGACAAATATTTTTAATTGTTTATATTTCAAATGGTAACAATCCAGTTATCAAAACAATTTTTTCTATGAGGTTTTGTATGATTGTATGTCCATGCAAGAAAAAAAAATTATTTATACCTAACTCAATTGAACGAGTACGAGAGTTTTTTATATTTTGTTCTAATCTTGAAAAACATCCATTTATTATAGCCCATAAAAATGGTGGAACTTTAAATTTAAATATCATTGAAAATGGAAAGTTCAAATTAACTTTCAACTTTGATGAATATCATCTTGAAAGTTTATTAACACGAGTTAGACAATTTTTAGCAAAAAATGAACTCTTTTATTTTAAAGATTTAAAAAAAGATGTAATTAAAGTATTTGGCGATGATAAAGAATTTGAAAAATTTTATATTGAGCTTGTAAATAAAATAAATAAAAATTTTACTGATCAAAGGGACAAAATCGAAATCAATGGAAAAAATTTAATCGAGAAAAATAATTTTACTCAACTAATGAAATATCGATTGTATACAGGCGCAATTCATTCTAGCGAGCGCATTAGTTCACCGCCAGATAGTGTTCAAAAAGGACTCGTTAATGATCATTGCTTGGCTTCTAAATATTTAACAATCTTTCTTGCGTCAAAAATAAATATAATTGTTCAACATATTTTTAACTTTCGATTACGTATATTAGAGATAGCTAAAGATAAAGATAAAATTAATTTATTTTCTGAGCTTTCAAATTTTAGTGATCGTAAACTGTAATATAATTATTCAAGTAATCATTAAATATATACGATTTGCATTTATTGTGGCGGGGGTAGGCAGTTTTGGAAGTCGACCCCCCGCTCATGAAATTGACGGGGTACCCCTATATACTAAGCTTTGCGTATTAGTTCACACCTTAAGCTCCTCTCGAACTGCTATACAACTAGGCGAAATTGTTACCCAAACTCACCCACCATAATGCTAGTTATCATAACTGAGTTTTTACGCCCGAAAATATGGCAATAAAATCACTCATTATCTACCGTTGAACTAGTACAAATTGTTAGTGTATCAGTCCCTTGCTCTCTCGATTTAAGCTCTAATAAGTGCGCTCTCATAGCCTCGATTTGGGCTAGTTGTTGGTCAAGCGTTAAATTATTGCTCTTATTTTCATCATCTTTTTTAAGGTCAATTTCTTTGCGATCTCGCCACTCATTTGGGAACCTGTTCTTTAAAAAAAAGATTAACGGAATAGGATTTGCTTTAGCATCGCCTTGCACTTGTAACTTTAGTTGAGTTTCAGCCCAAAGCCTAGATAATCCGTCCGCTACTTCTTTCGCTTCCTTAAACTCTGGATATAAAACAAGCCAATTGTAAATCGTGGACTTATTCACTCTCAATAGTCCTGCAAAGCTTTCAAAGCTATAGCCAGCCCCCAAGTGTTCAATGAGAGTTTCGCAATATTCAGGCTGGTACTTTGTTGGATGTCCGCCCGATCTTTTCGGTGCTGGTTTTGTTGTTTCGTTATTACCTACATTCATTTAATTTTACCCTTTTCATATTATTACTATCTAATAATTTTTTATTTTCTGGTTCTAATAATTCTAATAATTTATAATAAAATCCTAAAGATATATAAAAATCAAATTTATCAGTATATTTTTCATATTCATAAACTAGAAGTTTATAATCTCTAAATTTTATAAATGTTTTTCTATCGTAAAATTGGAGTTTTGAATCTTGAAGGATCTTTAATTCTGCACATAATAATTTATATATTTGATTTATGTTATCAATATACTCAAGATGAAATTCTCGAAATTCTGGATCTTGGAGATTGTGATAATTCCATTCATCAAGATTTTCATCATCTAATATTAAAAATTCTCCATCAGAGTATTTAAATAAGTTTTCATTAATATTTATAGAGTTTTCATATATTGATTCATCAATAATTTTCTTAAAATCTTCATTCTGTTTTTCTTCTTTATGTTTATTAAATTTCATGATTAGGAATGGAACAAAAAAAGCTATTGAAGGAGCTATAAGGAATTTTAAATCATGCTTAGATATTAAGATTGCAATACTTAGAATAGCAATCCATAAAAACATAATAATAAGAATATGATTAGCTATAAAGTTAATTGTTATATTACTTAATCTATTATATATATTTTTCATATAATGCTACCTTTTAATTTACTTCTTAACTAAAAAAGCTGTTTTTATTCCGTTAAATTCATCATAAAAAATGTGTATTATTTCGCAATTTTTACCACCCCAATTAATATTAGATCCAACTTTTGGTTGATTTGTTCCTAGATTATCTATTGGTACTAAATAATAATCATCATCTCTTTTCTTTCCTAAATACTTTAAATATTCAGTATTTGCATTATCATGAGTTCTCCAATGAGAATCTAATAACTGCCTTTCTTTGTCTCTTTCTCTTATAACATCATCTTTTGACTTAATAATATTATTTTTTTCAATCTCAAGTTGTTTTATTTTATCTTGAATTAATTTTATTTTTTTCTTTGCCGATTTCAATGATAATTCATTATTGTTTGTATATATCTCAACTACAATTGGTTTAATATATTTAAGATAAACAAATATAAATAACATGGAATAACAGAAAGGAATAAACCAATAAGCTTGACCTAATAATGTATAATTTGATTGTTCAAACATATTAAAATATTTGAATATTTCTACTGTTAAATCAGGTATTTTATTTTCATGAAAATAGGCTAAAATCTTTTCTATTCTATCACTTGGATTTTCAATATCACCTAATATAAAAGCGGCGAAAGCTTTCCAGTTATAAATTATAAAGAAAAACGCAAACGATCTCCAAAGTGGATCACTGGCTCTGTCTTCTAGGAACTTTAGGATAAACCCGCCAAGTGTTTTAGAAATTTTATCATTCTTTTTTGTTGTTTCTTCTTTTTCTGTTTTAACTGGTTTATTCATTTTTTGCCCTCATTTTAATCAAAACCCATTAAAAAATCATTCCTTCTGTATATTCTGTGCTAGATCTGTGCTTCTTCTGTGCTAAAACTTTTCTTACTCTCTGTTATACAATTCTCATTTAGCACATATTATACAGAATATATCATCAAAATTAATATAAAAAAAAATTAGCATATGAACACGCCCGAAAACGTGTAAATGCGTGTGTTGTAAATTCTCCGTAGGTATTTTGTCGATTTCTTCTGTTCTTCTGTTCTAATGGGTATTTGTTCAACTGAGAGTAATAAATCTTTAGCACAGTTCTTCTGTGCTTCTTCTGTGCTTCTGTGCTAAACATAGGCCATCGCTTTGTCTGAAATTTCGATATTGAAATTATAGTAACGCTTGCCAGAATACGGATAAGAAGCAACTTTTAATTTGGACTTAAGCTTTATACCGAACACACGTTTTGAATCGCTGTAAAGGCCGTTTAATCTGCAAAAATGGCAATAGTCAGCGTAAACATTATTGACCTCAGATTTTTTATCTCCGACAACAAGATTTTTTTCTTCGATCCATTGTTCGACCGAGTTTTTATCTCTGTTGGATTCTTGTTGTTCCTTTATTTCTTTTCTGCAAGTCGCAATAAAAGGTTTGTCCAAGGCTTCGTCCACATCTCGCCAGATAGCTAGATAATCAATTTTATTAATCGTGTCCCAATCGCAATTGCCATGTATTTCTATCTCGTAAAATCGGCGCATCCCAGTTTCGTCTCTGATTAATAAAGAAACGGGCTTATTGGACGTTCCGATAAACGTACAATTATTTTGTACACGCATCATATTGTGAGAATAAAGTAACCGAAACTTAATAAAATCGGCTGTAATGCGTTCTTTAATTTCCTCGATATCTGCTTTTGTTGCGCCTTTCATCTCGTCAAAAAACATGATGTAATTTGACTCAAAAAATTTCGAGTTTCTGTCATCAATTAAATCCGTGAACTTACCCTCGATCCATAGGCCGTCTAGTGGGCTGAGAAGTTTTTTAATAGCTTCCGATTTCCCAATGCCTTGAGAGCCGTAAATAATGGGCATGAGATGATCATAAACTTTAAGACCAAATATTTTGCGCTTTGTCTGCCAAATAAAATGCCTAAAAATCATGTCAGCAATAAAGTCATATTTACCAAGTAAAGCCGTGATAAATTTCTCCATATTACCGTTTAAATCTTGGGTGTAAGTAAGTTTTTCAATTATCATAATACGAATCTTTCTTTGTTCCGAGGAAATTTTTAAATCTAGTGCATTGCGTAAAACTTGAAGATTAATTCGGGTTTTTTCTGGTTTGTTTGAAATAAAGTCACAATTCAGGGTTGCAACTAAATCATCAAAGGGAATTTTTTCGCCTTCCATGTGAAATTCATTGCAAGATTTCATTTGAATTTTTCTCGAATTAAACCATACATCTAGCCATCGTCTTGGGTCGTTTTCGATAATAATATTATTAATTTCTGACTTAGCTTCTAATTGCCACGAATCATCATCTGTTTCTTCACGATGTAGCGACGGTTCCGAAATAAAATTGCATTCGGATTTCCACGCAATAATTGCTTCGTTAGCGGTTTTAGAGTCTGTTTTTTGCGGCTTTCTTATATTAATACAAGCGTTTTTTAAGTTTGTATATTTAATAAGTTTACAAATTTTATTGCGGTAATCAATTATTTTATAATATCTCTCACCATCGCATAAGTATTCTTTTTCTAACATCGCTATTATTTCAAGAAAAATATCGTTATCTCTTAATGCGTTTATTTGTCTTTTTTTAATATTTTGTTTCTGAGATTCTTTCAAAATATTAATAAGATTATTATCGCTCATTTATTGGCCTCAAGAGGCAAATTATCAAGCTCTTTAATTAATTTATCAATCTCCATATTTATACATTTAATAAGATACCCCCAATCACTTAACCAACCACCTAAATCTAATTCTCTATTTGCATTTGCAATGCAAAATTCTTTATCTAACAAAAGATTTTTAAGTTTATATTCTCGAACATCTGTCATGATTTTTTAGATCCTATTGAAATAATTTTTTTAAATAAATTTTTAAACCTACTCCAAAAGCTTGGTTTAAGATGCTTTAAAGATAATCTTGAAGCGTCAACAATGTCGTCATTTGCTGGTCTTTGAAATGAACTTAATTCTTTTTTTAAACTTCTTACCCATAAATAAGAACGTATTATTTTTATTACATTCATGATTAAAAACCTCTTAGTTTTCAAATTTTTTGACCAAATTTTTACAATAAGCTTCTAAATTTTTGTCTTCAAACACTGGCTTGTTTTCTTCGCTAATTTTATCAACGTGATTTTTAAAAATTTCTTCAACTTTACCAAAAGGCAGATAGTCTCTATTTAAAATAAAAAAGAATGCTTCTAATTTTTCCTTATTAATCATTTAAAACCTCCTGTTTATTTTTCGATTTTATAATATTGCAACGAAATGAATTTTTTTCCATATAAGTAAACAAAATGTTATATATTTCTTCATAATTTAAAACATAGTTTTGATCTAAAATTATTTCTTCTAAAGAGTCTGCAATACCTTCAAATGATAAATGTATTTTATTTTTTTCATTGTTAAAGTAAATATCTTTAATACTTACTAATTTAATAAACCTTATATTAGAGTCTTTAAAAACAATCTTAAAATATTCCATTTTAATTATCTCCTATTTTTTAATTTAGATATAGTTTTGTAGAAACGTCTGACTTTTCTTCGTTTATAGTACTCGTTAAGGCTTTTATAAATAATTTTATAATCTTTATAATTAAAAACTATTGAAGTGATAAATAAACTTATAATTGCTATAAAAATAGCTTTATATATCGTAAGTTCAAAGTGAAATAACGATATACACATACTCAAACTTAGAAGTAAAATTGATTTTAAAATTCTTACCATTAGATATTTCCATTATAATTGACGGCTATAAATTCCTTTAAAAAAATACAAACATCTTTTTTTATTTTGAATTTATTATCTTCAAATTTTTCTTTAGATATTTGATTTTCTTCTATTAAGTCATTTATATAATCATGTGCAATATCTGGAATAGTTCGAGGAAAGTTTTTTAAATATCTTTCATCTTTTGATAGCAATTTTTCAAGCCTTATTGGCTGTAATAGATCTTCGTACACATCGCTTATTGTCTTGGGTTTTTTATCAGTACCCGAACGCCATCTTGTTTCTTCTGGATCAAAAACTTTTTTATATCTGGTGCCATCAATATCTACGACAACGCCTTCAACACGCATAAAACCATTAACTAATTTTGATCCATTTTCTTTTAAGTCATTCATTGTTTCATATATTTTATCAAAATTTAAATCACCATTATATAAAACTGGAACAATAGAAGTCCTTGGCGGTAAAGGTCTTTCTGTTGGGAATTGCCACCAATTAAATAATACAAACATGCGTTCGTTAATTCCTTCGCTCGAATTAATTCCATGCCCTATCCACTCGCCAAAATGATGTCCCTCTCCTAATTTTTCAATGAATTCTTGTTTATTTTCATACACAAATTTAGCAAATCCATAGTTGTCATCAATTGGGGTTATCCAACGAGTACGAGAGCCACATTTTAAATCTAGCTTTCCTGTATTTTTATCTAAATAAATATAAACTTGTGCATTTGTACCGTGTAGTTTTTGCGTAATCGACATTTTAGCTTTATGTAAAGCCTGTATTTTAGGGAATGATTTAAAATCCATTTTAAAACCTCATGTTTAATATATTAACGATTAAATACTCATCATTCATTAGTATCATTTTCTGAAATAATTTTATCCTTTGTTTCATTACTTAAACTATATAAATCATCAATAAAATCGTTAAATAAATTATTAATATTTTGATTTAATCTACATACAAGTGATTCAACATCTCTTAGGTTTTCATTTAAAATATTTTGGATTCTGTAACTCATATCAAATCCTTTTTAAGAACTTCAATAAGTTTTAAAACAACATTTTTATCACTCTCTTTTAATGATTTAAAAATGTCATTATTTTCTGTTTTAATACCTAACAAATAATCACAACTAATATTTAATGAATTAGATATTTTTACTAAAATATCTAGATTTGGTAAACGACTACCACTTTCATAAAGTGATATTGCAGACTCGGATATGCCTATAATATTTGCTAATTGAAATTGTTTTAATCCTTTTGTTTTTCTTATTTCTTTTAATGTTTTTGCAAATGACATAGTAAAGATCCTTATTATTTTAATTTCATAACAACTTCTTTATTTCGCAAATTCTTTTTTAACAAAAGAACTAATACCAGCTAAATAAGCGCCACAATCGCCTATTTCTTCAATAATTCTTTCAATATTACGATTTTCTTTATTACGTATTTCTTTTTCTAGTTCATCCACTTCTACACGCAATAATTTAATTTGATCTAATGGGTTGATTAATGACAATGAGCATTTTCTTTTATTTTTTTCTGAGTTTAATTGAGTAATTGTTGCCAAGTATAATATTTTAACATCCATATAATGCCTATTATACATACTATTAATATTTTTTTCTTGTTTAATAATTACATCTTTACTAAAATTTGCTTCAATAATTTTATTTAATGCTGTCATTTCTTTTTCTCCTCAGTGTGAAAATAGGCTATACCACCAAATAAATTAACAATTCTTATAAAATTTTCTTGTTCTTTTGTTGCTTTACCTTTTAACGTTTTCATTTCTACTGCTTTAAAAATCGCAATCCTTTTTCCAACCATATTAGGCGTAATAATTATTGATTCCCAACCAATACAATCACTTGATCCTTTAAATAATCCCGCTCTAATTGGTCTAATTGGTGTAATTAATTTTTTGTTTTTAAAATCATACGCCACCCCTATTGCTGTGTTGTTTCTGAAAAGCCTTGTATAAATTGCATTACTATTTTCTAAATTCGTAAATTTTTCTTTATCTTTCGATTGCTCTATCATGTTTTCTTTCATGATAGTCATTTCATTTTTCATCCGTAACCTTCATAAATATTAAATTTTTCAATATGATTTTGACAAATTAAACATCGATACCTTCCCACCGTGTAAATTTTTTTATTACAACGTAAACATTTTACTAATTTAATTTTTAATAAACTTAAGCCTGCGGCTGCGCGCCCTTTATTTATTTTTTCAATTTCTTTTAATTCAGTATTAAAATTTTTTGATTCGTATTTGTCGCCTTCATAAATAATAATTCTTTGTTTTGTTTTCTTTCCAATATTGGTTTTTGTACTTTTCTCGAGCTTTTCTTTTACCCTCAAAGACTCTTTCAGCCCATCCATTTGAATACTTCCGTTGTTGTTGTATTTGTAATAATTTATCGAGAGTGTTTGCATTTTGAACCTCTTTTTTTAATTTAATTTGAATTAATGCGCGTTCTTGTTTCGTTAATTCCGTTAACTCGCCATGTTCTGTTTTTAATTTTCTAATTTCTGATTTATATGTATGCCCACATGTTGGACAAGTTGGCGCTGGTTTGTGAGCACAATAACAAATTGGGCACTGTTTTATTTGTGGTGTGGGTTCTGATTTTTTTCTTGACTTTTTGTTGCCTTCCAACGACCATTTTATAGGTGTATCTGCAAAACCATTTCTTAAAACGTTTCCAACATGGTCAAAGAAAAAAGCAAATATTTTATTTTTTGCATTGCGTGTTATTCTGCCCATTTTTTGCTTGTGTTTTACTAGCGAACGTGTGGGACAAAGATCAATAGCAGCTACAACATGGGGGACGTCGGTACCCTCTGATATAACGTCTACAGAAGTTAAGACGTGAATTTCACCAGAAGCTAACGCTTTTAATAATAGCTTTCTAGTTACTTTATTAAGTCCGCCATGAATTACCTCGGAGGCAAAACCATTAGCGGAAAATTCAGCGGCCACACTTTGCGCGTGGCGTATTGAGGCACAGAAAGCAATTGCAGGAGAGCGAGGGCAAATACGGGCATAGTGTTTTATTGCGTCGCCCGTAATGATTGATTTATCTAGGCGCTCCTCAAGCTCAGAAGCTACATAGTCGCCACCAACCGTGCGCAAGCCGCTAAGATCAACAATTTGAGGAGGAACAAAGTAACGAATAGGACACAAAAATTTATTATCTGTTAACCACTCTACCGACGGGGCTTCAATCAACAGATCATAAAACCTACCTAAACCCTCGCCGCTAGATTTTATCGGTGTTGCTGTAAAACCTAACGAAACACTCTCTGAATAATAATTTAAAACCTTTCCCCATTTATTATCTGCGACGTGGTGGCATTCGTCGATTATAATTAAATCGGGTTTTTTGTATTTATTAAAGCGTTTTATTAGAGAATCAACAGAACAAACTTGTACATTAATATCATCCTGACTTGGATAATCTGGAGATATCATTGCGTGATTAATATTAAAATTTGTTAGTGTATCAGATAATTGATCTAAAAGTTCTTTTCTATGCGCAACTAAAAAAACTCGTTTTAAATTACTGACAAACATCTGAACTATTTTAGCAATGATGACAGATTTTCCCGCACCCGTTGGAGCCATAACACAAATTCTATGTACATTATTATTAATTTTATTAAATATATTTTCTATTAATTCGTCTTGATATGGCCTTAATTGCATTTTTACCTCCGCGGTAATCATGCAATATTTTTTTTTTTTGTTGCAAATACGATTTGGCAGAATGGCGAAAGTGGCAAAATGGCAAAATGTACAAATAGGATAAAACGCCCAATTGCCAAAACGTATTTGCAAATACAAATAGAAATAAAATAAAAAAATGTTGGAGGTAAAAACATGAAATCAGTTACGCTAGATCCAGAAACTCATAAAATTATAAAATTAAACTCAATAAACGAAAACAAAACAATTCGTGAATATATACGCGAATTAGTTCTACAAGCAGGAATAAAAAAGATAGATGTTACAAAAATTGAAGCAAACAGAAACACAGAACCAAGAAATCAAAACATTAAATAACAGGCATGAATATATAGGAAGTACAGAAGTTGCAGCTATAATAGGACTAAGCCCCTATCAAACGGCATATGATGTTTGGTGTCATAAAAAATTAAAACAGGAAAAAGAATTTAATGATGGAACCCTAGAGCGCATGTATTGGGGTTTGTTACTTGAGCCAATTTTACTTGAAGAATCTGCAAAAAGATTAAATTTAAATTACACGGGTACACAAGTACACATTAGACATTCTGAATACAATTTTCTAGGATCAACCGCTGACGCTCTAACAGAGAATGATGTTATTGAAGCAAAAACAACTGGTTTATTTAATAAAAGTTTCACTGAAGAAATACCTATTGAATATTATGTTCAAGGAAATTTCCATTGCGGCATGCACAAAAAAGAAAAATGTATTTATCCCGTTTTGATGGGAGGGCAAAAGTTCCGAACATATTTAATTGAATTTGATGAAAATTTTTATCAGTTTTGTGTAGATGAGTGTGTCAAATTTTGGAAAAAATATGTTGAAGGAAACGACGAATACCCAGCACCAGCAGATAAGATAAATGCCGTCAAAGATTCTCAATGTGTTGCCAATGAAAATATTATTAAATCACTTGAAAATATTTCTAAATTAAAAAGCAAAATTAAATTACTAGAAACTGAAAAAGAAAAAAATGAAATAGAAGTAAAAAATTTCATGGCAGAAAATGAAATACTTCTGGATGAGTTTAATAAAAAGCTATGCACATGGAAGCAAGCGGAAAGAATATCTATTGATAATAAAAAACTTGAGGAATATTTAGGCGATAAATTCAATGAATTTAAAAAAACAACCACATACAGAACATTTAGGATGTGATAATGAGTAAAACAGAAGATATAAAGAAACAATTAATGCAACAATCAAATGCACAAGTTCCAAAAATAGAAGAGAAAAAAACAAATTTGTTAACATATTTTACAGAAAATACATTGTCACAATTTGGTAAAAATTGGAATGATAAAGAAAGAAAATATGCTTCAAATTTAGTACAACATTTATATACAAAAGCCAAAGACAATCAAACCCTAATGGCTGCTATTAATTCGGATAAAATAGGATTTTTAAGCTGTATTTCTAAAGCTATTACATTAAATTTACCTATAGTTGCTCATGATATGTTTTACTTAATTCCATACTCAAATACAGTGACATTTCAAATGTCATATCAAGGTTATTTAGAACTAGCATGGCGTGCAGGTTTGAAACAAATTTGCGTTAGAGAAGTATACGAATGTGACGAGTTTATTTGTGAATATGGCTCAGCTCCGAAATTAACTCACAATCCAAATTTTAAAGAACGCTCAAAAGATAAAAAAATTATTTATTTTTACGCAAGTGTTAGATCTGAATTTTCAGAACCAATTTTTGAGGTCATGAGTTACGACGAAGTGAGAGAACACGCTTCAAAGTATTCAAAATCTTATAATACGAATACAAGCCCTTGGAAGACAGATTTTAATGAAATGGCAAAAAAAACTGTGCTTAAAAAAGCTCTAAAATATCTACCAAAAACAGAGGACTTATCTAAATATTTAGTACATGAAAATGAAATAGAAAAAGATTTATCAATTACAGAAGAAAATCTTTTAATAGAAGAATCTATTAACTCGTAAAAGGAAAAAAATGTCAGGACTTAACAAAGTTATTTTAATCGGCAGACTTGGCAGAAACCCAGATATTCACGCTACGCAATCAGGTAAAAAATGCGCTTCTTTTTCAATCGCAACAAGTGAAACTTGGGTACAAAATGGAAATAAAGAAGAGAAAACAGAATGGCATAGAATAGTTGCATGGGATAAACTAGCAGATTTATCAGAAAAGTACCTTAAAAAAGGCATTAATATATATATTGAAGGTAAGCTTCAAACTAAAAAATATAAAGACAAAAATGGAAATGATTGTAGCGTTACAGAAACAATTGCTAATCAATTTTGCTTTATAGAATCTCTAAAAAAGGAAGATTCCCAACAACAAATAGAAACAGAACAATATACATCACCAGATCGTCCAATGAATGACGATATTCCATTTTGAGGGAATTAATGAGCGAAGTTGATCCTATATTACGAGGGTTAAATACTCCAGCAGCTTATTTAATTTATTCACTAATTGTTTTATATGGTGTATATAGATTTATCATGAATATTTCAGAAAAATTTATTGAAAAAGTGACAGCTCAACTTGCAAGCATTAATACGGCAATTAACAACACAAATTCTGAATTATCTAAAACAAGAGAGAGCCTTGTAGGACTTCAACACCAACACTTAAATTTAGAAGATAGAGTGGAGAAAATTGAGGATAAAATCAAATGAACTTGACTCAGAATTTTACACTTGAAGAGTTTGAATATTCAAATACAGCAATTGAAAATAATATAATTAATAAAGCAAATAATGAAGTAGTATATAATTTAAAAGAGTTATGCAACAACTTATTAGAACCTTTAAGAGATAAATTAAACAAACCCATTATAGTAACATCTGGTTATAGATGTTTTGAATTAAATAAAATTGTTGGTGGTGTTAGTAAATCACAACATCTTGAAGGCAAAGCTGCTGATATAATTGTTAAAGATTTATCTACAGAAGATTTATTTCATTTTATTAAAAACAATTTTAAATTTGACCAACTTATCATTGAACATATTAAGGGTAAAAATTGGGTGCATGTTTCTTGGGATGGCGCAAATAATAGAAATAATTCTTTAAGGATTGGATAGATTTAATGCTCCTTAAATATAAAATCATTATATGTTTAGTTGTTTTGGTTTCAGTTTTTTTTATTGGCAGGTTTTCAGTCAAAGAAAAAATTGTGACAGAGACTAAAACAATTAAAGTAACAGATTTTGAAGAAGTAGCCCATCTTGTAAAAGAAGAGCTTAAAAAAATTTCTTCTCAAAAAAAACAGGTTAAAACTATAGACAAAATTAAATTGCCAGACGGAACAATCAAAACGCACGAAACAATAGCAACCGAAAGTAAAAGAGAAGAAACGGGAAACATTGCAAATTTCGTTTCTGTAGATACTAAGGCTAGGGCTATGCAAGAAACTGAGCTTAAAACGCCTAGAAATGATTTTGCTTTAGAAATGCAGGCAGGTATTGAAAATAGTTTCACAAATTTTTCAGACCTTCCAAGAACATTCGAATTTTCGCCCAATGTTTCAGCAAAACTTAATTATAGGGTAACGGGCGACTTGTGGGCTTTTTCAAGAATCAAACACGAAATTTTTAACAACAATAATTTTTACGAGATCGGGATCTCGCACAGACTCGAATTTTAAATAGGGGTGTCCCTAGTAGACGGTCTAAAAACAACGTTAAGGAAAAATATTTTAATGGAACAAATTTTAAATTACCAAGTAGAACAAGTAAATAATGAACAATATTGGAACACTTACTATAAAGAATTTATGCAGGACTACCCTGATGAATTGACTTTTATTAGAGAAGGACTTTTGACACAAGACCAATTAAATAAAAGAAAAGAGTTACTAAATAAAACTTCAAATATTTCACACTATTTAATTTTAAAAAATGGCGACAAAGCTATTGCGTTATTCCGTGGTGAACAGAGAGACATAGATGTTTATTATTTACGACACGGAGTAGTTAAAAAAGAATATAGAAAACATGGGATTTTATCCGAGTGTTTAAACAAAGCGATAGAATATTGTAAAGAGGCTGGCTTTGTGCAGATTATATGCTGTTTTGTTCTTTCAAATAACAATATTTTGTCGCAAATGATCAAAAAAGATTTTTACCTTACAGGAGTAGAAACACATGCAGAATATGGGCAAATTGGATGGTTAACACATTTTTTAAATGAAGACCTAAAAAAAGCTTATATATTTAGGTGCGGAGAACTCAAATTAAGCAAAAAACTTTATGATAATTCAGAGAAAAACTTAGAAAAATTAAAAGAAGTTTTTTCAAGCTTCTAATGTTTCCCTATATTTTTCAATCACCAAAGTTGAAATAAATTTATGAACGTCCATGTTTATTTCAGCTCCTAACTTAACAGCAGACCAGTAAATATCATCATCTAGTGAAACTCTTTTTATTTGTTTTTTCTCAGATTTTCTCGAATGGATGATATGATTTTTACAAAAATAATTACCGTTACAATCTCTTTTTGTAGCAATCTCACTACACATTTCGCACATTTTTTCCAT